GGCGAGGTAGAAGACCTGGGCGAGTTCGGTGACACGTTCAGCTCCGTGACCTTCACCTCGCTGCGCGATGGTCGCGTTCGCAAGTACAAGGGCACCGCTGATGCCGGTGACCTGACCCTGGCCGTCGGCCTTGATAACGGTGACCTGGGCCAGGCCAAGCTGAAGATCGCTCACAAGGATCGCAGCAAGGGCGACTACAACATCAAGATCACGCTGAACGATGGCGATCCTGATGCCACCCCGGCGCTGCTGCCGACCACCTTCTACCTGCGTGGCAAGGTGATGAACAACACCGTCGCCGCCGGCGCCGCTGACAACGTGGTTCGCCGCAACGTCACGATCGGCATCAACTCCGACATCCTGGAAATTCTCCCGGCTGCCGCGGCTTAACCCGAGGGGCTTCGGCCCCGAACCCAAAGGATTCGACGCATGAGCAAGACCCTTTTCGGTACCGTCGACATCAGTCTCGACGGCGAGACGTACACCCTCAAGCCTACGCTTGGCGCGGTGCGCGCCATTGAGGCTCACTTCGGCGGGCTGCGCGGCGCGTCCCAGGCAATCAACGCGCTGAGCGTCGACGGCTGCGCGGTGATCATCGCCGGCGGTGCCGGGCTGACCGGCAAAGCCGCCGAGGCCGTTGCTGAGCAGGTTTGGCAGGCTGGCGTTCTCGATGTGTCCGTGCAGCTCAATGCCTACCTGGTGGCGCTGTACAACCCGAAGGGCCCTGACGCGGGAAAGGAAAAGCCGGCGGCGGCGTAAGTGCTGTCGAGAACGGCAGCTACGTCGACCGGCTCTACGCGGTAGCCACTGGCTGGTTGGGCTGGTCGCCCGAACTGGCCTGGGCCACACCGATCCCTGAACTGTTCCTGGCCATGGACGCCAAGATCGAATGGGCGCAGATGACGAATCCCTTCGGCGGTGGAAAAGCCAAGGCCAAGGCTGATAAGCCATCCGCGTCTACTGTGGCCGACAAGCTGCGTCAGGCGCTCACAGGGAGGCAGGCAAGTTAGATTTGGTCGCCCGTTTTGAGTTGACTCAGTGTCAAGGCCTGGACTCATCATCCGCCAATAGAGCGCATCGACAATGCTAGGCTTTGGTGCTCCCTTGTAAGGTGGTAGATTGTTTCCATCAAAAAAGGAGCGTTGTAATGCGACGGCTATTGGCAGCGGCGGGAGTTTGTTTTACTTGGCAGGTATCGTTGGCGGCGGGAAATATTACCTATTTATCCTGTCCGGCTGTTGATAAGCGAGCCGACGATTTGGTGGTCGTGCTAGATCAGCAAAATGGTACGGCCTCACTACAAAGCGATAAGAGCGGTTCCGGGCTTAACTTCACATCCCCTGCGTCGTTCGGACCTAAATATGTAAGTTGGCAGAACCAATCTAAAAGCTTTCCGCAGAAATTTACAGTTGATCGTGTGAGTTTGATTCTGAAAAGAGAAACCACAAGCCGCATGAGCGGCTCTGTCTATCTTGAGACTTCGGCGTGTTCAATCATAAAGGCGCCCGCTGATACTAAATTCTGAATCACCTTTCAAAAGCAAGCCGCCAACAGGCGGTTTTTTTTCGTCCGGAGAAAAGCATGGCCGATACCGACGTACAAGGGATGCTCGTCCGCATTGAGGCGACCACTGCCCAGTTGCGTCAGGAAATGGCGAGGGCTGATTCGAGTGTTGGTCAAGCGTCGAGCAAAATCGACAAAAGTCTGGGTCGGGTGGATGACGCATTCGACCGTGCCGGGTCCCGCGCCCAAGCGGCGGGCGCGCTGATTAAGAGCGCCATGGCTTTGGCTGTCGGCGCGGTGTCGGTAGGCGCCATCATAAAAACCGCCGACTCCTACTCGCAAATGTCGGATCGCCTTGGAATGGCGACCAGCAGTGTCAGCGAGTACAACCTGGTCCAAGACCGCCTTCTCGAAACGGCGAAGCGCACCTATCGCCCTCTTGCTGAAGCGCAAGAACTTTACATCCGCACATCGGATAGCCTTAAGTCGATGGGCTACAACACCAGCCAGGCGCTGGATGTAATGGACAGTTTCAGCTTCCTTTTGGTGACCAACTCTGCATCAGCAGAAAAGGCCAGCTCGGCAATCGATGCCTACTCGAAGTCACTCCAAACTGGCAAGGTTGAGGCTGATGGATGGCAGGCCATCCTTGCGGCCATGCCTACTGTTGTTGACACCATTGCCAAATCCACCGGAAAGATTGCTGAAGAGATCCGCAGCCTTGGAGCCCAGGGCAAGCTGAGCCTCGACATACTGACGGAGGCGCTTCAGAAGTCCGCTGGCGCCAACGGTCTGCTAGCTGACAGCATGGGCGTAGCAGTGCGTGACGCGCTTCAGAATCTGGAAAACTCTTTTACGGTATACATCGGCAAGCTGAACGAAACCACGGACGGCACAGGGTTGCTCGCGAAGGGTATCAGCGTACTTGGTGACAATTTCGAAACCCTCGCGGATATCGCTGGGGTTGTTGCTGTCGGCGCTCTCGCTGGATACGCGCGCCAACTTGCCGGTTCTGCCGCCGCCTCGCTGGTGGCGACCAAGAACGCCATATCCGAAGCGATCGCCAGAAAGGCTCAAGCCGCAGCCGTCTTGCTTGCTGCCCAGGCCGAACAGCAAAAAGCCCAAACAACAGTATTTCTGGCTGAAAAAGAAGCCGTCGCTGCCCGAGGCACAGCCGTCCAAACTCAGATGTCGTTGCAGCTCGCGGAAGCCAGGATGGTTGAGGCTCGCGCTACGGCAGCCGCTGCTACTGCACAAGCCGCCGCCGGACGTGCTTCGTGGAGCCTGGCGGGTGTCCTCGGTGGCCCACTCGGCATCGCGGTTCTGGCCATTGGTGTTGCTACTGCTTTTCTGACGCTACGCGACAACACCAGTACGCTGGAGAAGAAGCTAGGAGATCTGGCGGACCCAATTGATAAGATCGCTGAGCGATTTTTGAAATTGAATCGCGCCACTCAGTCCGTAACATTGCGCGAGCTTGAGTCGAAGATAGAGGACATGCAGTCCAAGCTCGGGCAAATGTCCGGCGCAATCGCAGATAAGTTTGAAAGCGATCTCCGAGGGATGGGTGCCGCTGGCGCGGACGGCCTCATGGCTGGCTTAACGCCGTTGCCAGCTCAAGCGCAGCAGGCCCTGGACCTTGTTCGCCAAGCATCCAAAGATCAGGCGGCCGGTATCACGGTTGACTGGAAGCTCGTCGCTGATCAGTTGCGCCTTATACCCGGCGTCACAGAGTCGATGGCCGCCGCCATTGAAAATAGCCAGGTACCAGTTACCGAGTTAAGTGCTGCCCTCGATGATCAGCGCGTGAAGCTGAATCAGCTCACTGGCGCAACCGATGACAACACGCGTGCGCAACTTGAAAATGCCGCGGCAAAGGCCCAGGCAGCTCAGGACGGCAAGAAGTATCTTGACCAGCTGCTAAAGCAGCTCGCATCCGCTCAGGACAAGACAAATCTGGCGGCGGCAAACCGTTACATCGAAGAGCACACCCTGCTAACCGAAGGCGATATTGTCGCAATTCGGTCAGCGGCCGCCGCGAAAGACGCCCAGAAAGCCGCTGACGATGCAGCAACTAAGGCCAAGCAAAAGAACACCAGCGCTACCGAATCGGCGGCAAAGAAGCAGGTCAAGGATTTCGCCACTGCCGAGGAAGGCTACAAGCGCCAGATCGAACTGATCAACACCACCGGCAACAAGCAGAACGAAGCCACGGAGGTGATGAAGCTTTCCTTCGAGCTTCAGGAAGGGAAGCTCGGCAAGCTGAGCGAGGCGCAGAAGAAAAAACTCCAGGGCATGGCTGCCGAACTTGATGCGCTGAACAAGCTGAAGAAGGCCAATGAGGACGACCTAAAGCTGACGGCGTTCAAGAATGCCCAAGCGCTGACCACCCAAACCACGAAGGACGGGTTTGAGCAGGAACTGGCGGGCGTGGGGATGGGCGACAAGGCCCGCGACCGGATGCGGGCCGACCTGGCCATGCGGCAAAAGTACGCCGCTGACGTCAATGAGCTGGTTAAGCAGCGCAACAGCGGCGAGATCACGCCGGAGCTTTACCAGAACGAGACGGCGGTACTGCAGGCCGAGCTCGATAAGCGCCTTCAGGCTCAGCAGGACTTCTACGCTGCAACGGATGAGCAGCAAACGGACTGGATGAATGGCGTCAACGAGGCGTGGGCCAACTATGCCGATGCGGCGCGGGACTATTCGGCCCAGGCTGCAGACCTCACCAACACCGCACTGCAAAACGGTACGAGCGGTCTTGGCACTTTCTTCTCGGATGTGGCCAGCGGTGCCGAGGATGCCGGTGACGCCCTGGGCGACATGATTGGCAACTTCGCCAAGTCGATGCTCAAGGCGCTGGGTGACATGGCGGCTCAGTGGTTGATCTACCAGGGCGTGCAACTTCTCGTGGGCAAGACCACTCAGGCGAGCGCCGCCGGCACGCTGGGGGCAAACGCGCAAGCCATGTCGCTGACTGCCGGCCTGAACGCCTTCGCATCCACCGCGGCGATTCCGATCATTGGCCCTGCAGCAGCGCCGGCGGCGATGGCCACGGCCATGGCTGTTACCGGACCGCTGGCTTCGGCTGTCGGCATGACTGCGCTGGCGGGTATGGCGCACGACGGTATTGACTCTGTTCCAGAAGACGGCAGTTGGTTTCTGCAAAAGGGCGAGCGGGTAACTACTGCTCAAACCAGCGCGAGGCTGGATGCAATGCTCTCGAGGATCGACAACAGCCTTAGCGGTACGCAGCCACAAGCGCAAATCGGCGTCGGTAGCCTGGAGTCAGCTGGTGACGGTCGTGCCGCAATGGCTGGCGCCGGCGCCCAGTCGGCGCCCGCTGGCCCGGTACAGATGGTGTTTAATTCGCCAATCACCGTGCAAGCCCAGCCTGGAGCAACCGAGGCGGATACCAAGCGCACCGGCGATTCTGTATCGTCGTCAATGGAACAGATGGTTGTTCGTGTCCTTGAGCGAGAAACCCGCCAGGGCGGTGTCTTATGGAGAAGAGTGTGATGAGTCCAGAGTCAAGGCTACAACTCAGCGAAAAGCTTAACGCGGTGCTCTCCAAGCATCTCGCGGAGCATCTGTGCACTGGAACCGGAAAGCAAATGCGGGAGCGAGCTCAAGAGCTCTCCAGGCTAATGGCGCAGGTATCTGCAGTTGTGATGCACAACGGGCCAGCTGACGGAGACCTGCTCTTCCGGATGCGGAGATATGAAACCGAAACCGCCCGGAACGCGGAAAACTCAGTGAAGGGCGTATGGCCGGTGAAATAGTCCGCGCCGCGCCTGCCTGCCGTGGAGGCGAAAATGGCTGAAACTTTTACGTTTGACGTTGAGGTCGGCACCGACGGCGATATCAGCCAGCGTACGTGGGAAAACGAGTTCGGTGACGGCATGGTCCAGGCCGGTGGCATTGGCATCAACACCAAGAGCCAGGTATGGAATCTGGTGCACACCGGCGAGGATCTCCCCGGCGAGGAGTTGCCCGACCTGCTGGCGTTTCTTGATCGGCATGAGGGCTACAAGGCTTTTCGCTATGCGCCGCCCGGTGAACCCCAGGGCTGGTACCGGGCCAATGGGTATAAGAAGAAAGCCCTCGGCATGAACATCTACACCGTCACGTTCACCGTGAAGCAGGTATTCAACCCCCGACCTTAAACCTCACCAGACCCCGCCAAGTGCGGGGTTTCTTGTTTCTGGGGCCCTATGAATTACAACACCGATATTCAAAAGCTCGAGCCGGGTAACCAGATCCGGCTGTACCAGCTGGACGCTACGCACCTGGGTGCAACGGTTTGGCGCTTCCACGGCCATGCCCACGAGGGCGACATCATCTGGCAGGGACAGCTGTATTCGCCGCTCCAGATCGAGGCCAAGGGTTTCGACATCCGTGGCGACGGGCGCCCGGCGTCCCCGACGCTGCAGGTGGACGACGAGCTCGGCGGCGTGCGCGGGGCGATCACTGCCCTGTGCTTCCAGTTCCGCGATCTGGCCGGCGCCCGGGTGAAGGTGATCGAGACGTTCCGGCACTTCCTGGACGCCGCCAACTTCCCCGACGGCAACCCGGAAGCCAGCGACCAATCGAAAACGAACCTCTGGTTTATCGAACAGAAGACGGAGGCGCTACCCAGCATCTCGGTGACGTTCTCGCTGTCGAGCCCCACCGACATGGAAGGCCAGATGCTGCCGGCGCAGCAGATCACCAAGCTTTGCCGGTGGGCCTGCCGTGGCGGGTACCGGCAGGAGGCCTGCGCCTACACCGGCACGGCGATGTTCGACAAGAAGAATCAGCCAACCGACAACCCCGCGCTGGACCGCTGTGGCGGCTGGTGGAGCAGCTGCAAGCTTCGGGGAAACACCCGCCGGTTTGGCGGATCCATGGGCGCGAGCCTGATAGCAAGTTCGAGGTAGCGATGCGCATCAACCAAAAATTGCAGGACGAGATCCGCGCTCACGCCGAACGTGTCTATCCGGCAGAGGCCTGCGGCGTGGTGATCAAGTCCGCCACCGGGCGCGAGTACGTGCCCTGTGGCAACCTGGCCACCACGCCGCGCGAACACTTCCAGATCGATCACAAGGACATGGCCCAGGCGGAAGATCGGGGCGAGGTGCTGGCGATCATCCACAGCCACCCCGACAAGGCGCCGGCGCCGAGCATGGCCGACCGCGTCAGCTGCGAGTTGCACGAATTGCCGTGGGGCATTGTCGGCTGGCCCGGCGGTGACTTCGAGTGGTTCAAGCCTTCGGGCTTTCAGGCGCCGCTGCTGGGCCGCGACTTCTCCCATGGCCTGCTGGACTGCTGGGCAGCGTGCCGCGACTGGTACGCCCGGGAGGCGGGGTTGCAGTTACCGAACTTTGAACGCGCCGATCTCTGGTGGGAGCAGAAGGATGGCCCGAGCCTCTACGAAGACAACTTCGCGTCCACCGGTTTCTACCAGGTCAACGAAGCGCGGCGCGGCGACATGCTGGTGTTGCAGATTCCAACGCCCGGCCGGGAGTGCTACTTCCCGAATCACGCCGTGATCTACCTGGGTGATGAGCCGGCGCTCATCAGCGAGACGGCGCCGAAGCTTGGCGGGTCTGGACCGTTCATTTACCACCACATGCCCGGGCGCCTGGCGGCCCGTGAAATCTACGGCTGGTCGATGGCCAACCGGGTAAAGCTGATTCTCCGGCACAAGGACTACCGCCCATGACCATGCGCACCATCAAGCTCGGCGGCGTGCTGGGCAAGAAGTTTGGCAAGCAGTACACCCTGGACGTCCACAGCTTCCGCGATGCTATGGCCGCGCTGTGCATGATGAAGCCCGGCTTTGAGAAGTACCTGCGCACCGCCGAGGAGCGGGGCCTGGTGTTCGCCGTGTTCGTCGATGAGCGCAACCTGGGCGAGCAGGAGCTTGACCTGGTGGGCCGCGCCGAGGGCGACATCCGCATTCAGCCGATTGTCCAGGGCAGCAAACAGGCCGGTATGTTTCAGACGTTGCTGGGCGTGGTGTTGATCGTTGCCGGCCTGTTCACGGGAGGCACGACAACGGGGCTCGGCCTGGGTCTGCTCGCCGCCGGCGCCGCTGTCGGCCTGGGCGGGGTGGTGCAGATGCTTTCCCCGACCACAAATGCCACTGCCGAGGGCAAGAACGACGACGGCAATAACCCGAGCTATGGCTTCGGCGGGGCGGTCACGACCATTGCCCAGGGCAACCCGTACCCGCTGTTGTACGGAGAGCGCGAGATCGGTGGCGCCGTCGAGTCTGGCGGGATCTACACCCAAGACAACATCTGATTCAGTCACCAACACAAACCCGCTTCGGCGGGTTTTTGCATTCTGGAGGGCGCATGAGCGCAGTAGCAAAGAAGGCGCGCCGCGTCACGCCACGCACTCGCCGGGCTGTGATCGGCAGCAAGGGCGGCGAAGCCAAGCAGAAACAGCCCAGCATCGCCCTGAACGGCGTGCCGTCGATTTCTACTGCTCGAATCGTTTACATGTGGAGCTGGGGGCCAATCGTTGGGCCGGTCGATGGTTTGCGCTCGATCAAGCTGAATGGAACCCCAGCCCAGGCTCCAGACGGCACGATCAATTACCCGGGTTTGAAATGGCAGTTCCGGTCGGGCGAACTGAACCAGACGCGCCTGGAAGGGATTTCGGAATCCAGCAACGAGATCGACGTCAAGAAGGAACTGCTCTACGGCACACCCTGGCTGCACACCATTACCAATCCGGTTATCGATGCGGTGCGCCTCCGGCTCAGCTGGCCGGTTCTGCGCAGCCAGGATGCATCAGGCAACATCAACGGCGTCCGCATTGAATACGCCGTGGATATCTCGACCGACAACGGGCCCTACGTTGAGGTACTGGCCACTGCGGTGGATCGCAAGAACATCACCGAGTACGAGCGTGCCCACCGCCTGGAGTTGCCATCCGGCAGTCGCTGGACGATTCGAGTTCGACGTCTGACCCCGAATGCCAACTCGGAAACAGTCGTAGACCAGATGATCGTCAAGGCCATCGCTGAGGTGGTGGACAGCGACCAGGAATACCCGCTGACATCGGTAGGCTGTGTCGAGTACGACGCGCAAACCTTCGGCGGTGATATCGCCAAGATCGCCGTGCTGATGCGCGGCCGAATCATCCGCGTCCCAACCAACTACGACCCTGTGACCCGCACCTACGCGACGTCGGGCACCGGGACCAGCAATGGTATCTGGGACGGCACCTTCAAGGAGGCCTACACCAACAACCCGGCGTTCATTTTCTATGACCTGGTGCTCGATCCCTATTACGGTCTCGGCAACCGGATCGACGCGACCATGGTTGATCGTTGGTCGCTGTACCGCATTGCGCAGTACTGCGATCAAATGGTTCCGGACGGGAAGGGCGGCCAAGAGCCACGCTTCACCTGCAACCTGTATCTCCAAAAGCAGGCCGAGGCTTACGCGGTGTTGCAGGACCTGGCCTCAATCTTCCACGGCCTGGCCTACTGGGATGGCAGCCAGATCGTGGTCAATGCCGATATGCCTGGCGACCCGGTCTACACGTACAACCAAACGCAGATCCTCAACAATGGCGCCATCAAGTACGAAGGCACCCGGGCTCGGGATCGGCACAGCCTTTACACGGTGTCCTGGGACAACCCTGACCAAGGTTTCGAAACCGACAAGGAGCCGGTGTTTGATGATGAGGCTATGGTCGAACTGGGCGGGATCGTGCGCGAGACGGATGTGGGTGCGATCGGCTGCACATCCCTGGGCCAGGCGCAGCGCGCCGGGCAATGGGCGGCACTGACCGAGAAGTTGCAGACCCAGGGCGGCGTGTTCCGTGTTGGTCTGGATGGTGGCATTCCCAAGCCTGGGCAGGTCATTGCCGTGGCCGACCCGATGCTGGTTGGCCGCAACAACGGCGGTCGTATTGCTGCGGCAGCCGGGCGAGTGGTTACGCTTGACCGCGACACCGTGGTGCCGGTCGGCGCTCGCCTGCTGGTGAACCTGCCCAGCGGCAAGTCCGAAGGGCGAGTGGTGAAATCGGTTGTCGGTCGCAACGTCACGCTGATGGCCGATTACAGCGAGCAACCACAGGCCGAGTGCGGGTGGGCCCTCGACTACGAAGACCTGAAGCTGATGCAGTTCTACGTCCGCAACGTAACGCGCCCGGAGTGGCACCAGTTCCAGCTCGAGGTGATTCAGCACGATCCGAGCAAATTCCCCGTTATCGACGGCGGCGCCGTGGTGGATATCCGGCCAATCACCGGCATTCCGGTGGGCAGCCAGGAAGCCCCGGCTCGGGTGATGCTCAGTCAGAACGTTGTGATTGAGCAGGGGATTGCCGTCACTGTCATGTCCATCGCGTGGGATGCTGCGCCGGGCGCCGTGGCGTATGACGTTGAATGGAAGTGGGGCGCTCGCGAGTGGATCACAGTGCCGCGTACCGGCGAGCTCATGGTTGACGTGCGCGGGATCTACTCAGGCCAGTACATGGCCCGGGTGCGCGCAGTGAATGCGCTCAACGTGTCATCGATCCCGACCACCTCGATCCTGACCAACCTGGAAGGGAAGGTCGGGCTTCCGCCGGCGGTGGCGTTCCTGACCACTACCAGCGAGCTGTTCGGCATCAGCATCAAGTGGGCTTTCCCACCTGGCGCCGAGGATACCCAGCGCACCGAACTGTGGTATGGCCCTGCAAACGATTTGGGGGCAGCTACCAAGCTGGCCGACCTGGCTTATCCGCAGGCTGACTACCGCATGCAGTCGCTGCTGGGCGGCGCGCAGTTCTTCTTCTGGGCGCGCCTGGTCGACCGTACTGGCAACATTGGGGCGTTTTATCCGGTCGTGAATGGAGTCATGGGGCGGGCAAGCTCGAACGCCAGTCCGATCTTGGAGCTGATCGCTGGTCAGGTTGGCGAAACGGAGTTGGCCAAGGAGATCCTGGATGAGATCGAGCTGATCACCGGCGACGGTCCTGGCTCGGTCAATGAGCGCTTGGAGCAAGCGAAGCAGGAACTGGAAGACCTGATCGACCAGGTCACTGACGCCCTGGTGTACGTTCCCGAAAATACCTACACCGCCGGCCAGATCGTTCGCCAGGGCCAGTATCTGTACCAGTCGCTCAAGGACGTGCCGGTGGATACGCCGCCGCCCAACGCGGACTTCTGGTTCAACATGGGAACCATTGCCGAAACGACCCAGGCCATGGCGCTTCAGATCCAGCAGAACAAGGCCTCCATCGAAACGGTGGACGGCAAGGTCACGGCTCAGGCGTCGGCACTGCAATCGCTCCAGGCAAGCTGGCGCGAGGATGACGGGGAGGGATCCCTGACGGACGCCCTGCAAAACTGGGATGCCGCTGCGAAGTTTGCGCAGCAGGTGAAAGTTCAGGCCTCCGACAACTTGGCCATGGTGGAGCGCACCACGCTGCTGGACGCAGCAGTCGGAGAAAACAAGGCGGGGCTGGCCACGCTGGAAAAGGTGGTGGCTACCGACAAACTGGCAACCGCCGAGCGCATCGATCAGCTGAAAAGCGAAGTCGATAACAACTCTTCGGCAGTCCAGACAGTCACTCAGTCTCTGGCCGATACAAACAAGGCCGTTGCCTCCCAATCCACCACGCTGCAGGCGGTCGTCGGCGGTGGTCGTGATGACAAGGATGAAGGCGCGCTCGCAGGTGCGCTCAGTGAATGGAAGAACACGGCATCCGTCCAGATAACGGCCAAGGCGCAGGCTGACACCAACGGCAAGCTGTCCACGATGTGGGCGGTGAAGATGCAGGTCAACCAAAACGGGCAGTACGTGGCCGCTGGCATTGGCCTGGGCATCGAGCAGAACGCCGAGGGCTTGTTGCAAAGCCAGTTCCTGGTGAGCGCTGATCGGTTTGCTGTTGTGAACACCTTGGCGGGCGGAGGCTTGGTAACGCCGTTTGTAGTCCAAAACGGGCAGGTGGTTA